GACCCCCATTACCAATGCCGGGATCAAACGTGAGGATCGTTCCGTAGGGGTAAGAATAACTTGTTGGCTTGTTGGCGCTATTTTCAATATAGGCGTAATACATCGAGTTGAAGCTAGATGTATTGAAGTTCATACCGCTCTGGTCGCCTAATGCGCGGAGCGTGCCGTTGAAGCTGGTGTAGTTGCCAGCGTTGAGAACTAGATTCCCGCCAAAGTATCCGTTTGTGTAGATGTTCCCGGCGACGTACAGATTGTTGCCACCGCCGGAGTTACCGACTTGAACGTGCTTTCCGTCGTTTGCGTAGTTCAACCACAGATGATCAACACCTGCTGAAACGCTGTCCTTACCCCAAATGTGACGCACTTGAAGCCGCGCATCACCGGTGCCACCGATATTTAATCCGCCGTTACCGGCGTTCCAGCTTTGGTTAGGCACAATCGTAACTGTGCCGCCGGTAATCCGTAGAACGTCGCCGTGTGTCTGATTTCCTAGCAGCAGATCGTTGCCGAACCCGTAGATACGAACGGAGTTTCCTGCGCCCGGCCCGAAGGATGGGTGTCCGGCGACGTAGAAATAGTCGTCGGTGTGCCACCCCATCGCGCCAACATTGACGCCGCTGCTTCTTTCAAAATATCGGTGTGTGCCGCGAACGTGACCGACAGACCCCGTGAGCAGACCGCCGCTCAACGGTAGCTTCGTGCTGTCAGTCGCCGACGTCGCTGTCGCCGCGTTGCCCGTGATGTTGATCCCCCAAGTGCCGGAAGCACCAGTTCCCGTCAGCGTTGGCGAGTAGCTGTTGTACGTTGTGCTGGTGAGGATCTGCGTCCATGACGACCAGTTTTGGCAACAATCGCGAAGGCTTCTGACGTATAGCGGAGTCGAGGTCGTGCTTATCCAATCGCCTGCGATTTGAATAGTCCCCGCGCTGCCGCCGCCCCAAGCCAGAACCTCGGCGTATGTCGTCGGCGGGTTGCCGCCATTGTTTGCGGCGGTGAACGTGCTGTAGTTGTAGACACCGCTCGAGTGTGTGCTGCGTCCTGTCTCGCCAGAAATTCTGCCAAACCATCGGACGCTGTCTGCGCTACCGCTAATTGACGCAGAACTTGTGATGTATCCCGAATCGTTGGTAAACGTCGAGACGTTCGTCGGCTGGGTGTAACTCAGAACTCCAGTCGAGTTGTTGTAACTCAGCGAACCAGTCGCTGTGATCGCGCCTCTTGCGCGAGAATTTGTGAAGTAAAGGTTAGTGCTGCCTTCAGGAACTGCATCCGTGCTTCCGGGTGATGCAGAGATCTCAACATATGCAGATCCAGACCAGCGATAAGTTTTTGCTGTGTCGATTGTAATGTAGATCTTTCCTGACTCGCCGGTTCCCGGAAGTGCTGCAAGATTTGCATACTCAAGAACATCGTCTACATAAGACGGAAGTTGGGTAGACGGAACCTTTCCAGATCCGTCGAGCGATGCGTAGCCATTGGCGACGCCTTTATTGCCGGAGTTTTCCGGCGTAAATCCAAGTGCGGTGGTAACGTCTGCGTTACTTATTAGTGCGCCGGTAGTGACGCGACCTTTCGCGTCAACAGTCACCTTGCTATAGGTTCCCGCAGTCGCCCCGCTATTAGAAAGCGTAAGCGTTGTCGAGGAGCCAGTAGTTCCGCTTCCGGTTACATCGCCGGTGAAGCTCAAAGATCCAGACGGGATAGCACCCCAAGACGGACTGCTGCCGTCAGTGGTGAGGTACTTTCCGCTCTGTCCTGCCTGAGTAGGAAGGAAACTGTTCTTTACCGCAGATGACGGGCTGCGAACTTCAGAAACGTGCAGGTACTGCGCGTGGTCATCATCTCCAAGACCAGAAAGGTTTCCGTGATCCGGAACAGGATCTGCCGAAGGCTCCCATGCAGCGCCGTTCCAAACGAGCTTCTCTCCAACAGCAGGGGCGTCCGCTGAAACCGCACGGCCTTGGATCTTCGCTACGTTCGGAGCGGATGATGTGCCGGAAAGATCTCCACCAATCTCAACCTTGTCTGAATTGAGATTGGTGAAGTTAGCGTCCAACTCATTATTAGTGAGCGGACTGCCTTTCCCTGCGCGGGTCGTGAGATTCGACATGCCTTTCCCCTATTAGGAGATCGTTATCGTCCAAGTCACCGTCATCGTGTCCGATGCACCCTTGTTCACAATAGGGAACACCGTGCGGCAAAGCATCGTGCCGCCGGTGCCGGAGTTTAGGATTCCGGCTTCGGTCACCGCGCCACTGCCAATTCCGGCATTGAAGGTCGCAACGTAGGTTGCAACAGCACCGGTCGCCGTTCCGCTAGTCAAAGATGCGCGACCCAGTTCGCCGCCGAGGGCGGTATCACCGACGACAGGCGAGATCGAGTTAGACCCAATTGCCATGTGGCTCATAACAGGGGACGCCGTGCCTACCATGCGCGAGGCAATGAAGCCCTTGCCAGCCGTCACGACGAGGTTGTTGAAATCGCGTTCATCCTTCAGGGTTCCGTTTTCATCGAAAACACGGATCTGAAGACGACCGCTCACTTTTATGTCTTCATTCGCTTTCATTCAAATAGCCTCTTTAGAAGTATTGAGAAGAACCAACATAGTCCTCGGCAAAGTAAGTGATGTCGGCGTAATCCGTCATCCTTAAAAAGCCGGAGTCTGCTGCGGTCATCATCTCGCTCGGATTCTTACCGAACACAAGCAAGAACTCGTCGATCACATACTCCGTCTCTTCAGGTAGACGAGAGTACGCAACCAGTACTGAAGCCTCGTCTGACGCTGCAACCGACTCGCTTCTCTGTGTAGAGAAAAACGAGTAGATAAAGTCGCCTAATAATACAGACTCGGCAAAACCCTTTGTAGTATCAACCTGCGCATGGTCTGCCGCAGATTGCGAATCAGCCAGATTGAATCCGATGTCGAAGATGATCTCTTCAAGCGTCGGGACTTCATCGTCCAGCCCCTTGCCGATGCCAATCCTTGACGAGTCGGCCATCGAGAAGGAGTCTGCCTGCGGGGTCTCAAAGCCTTTCGATACCGCATCAGCAAGCCCTTGAAGGTCTGAAAACCCCTTGGATACGCCAAACGAAACCTCTTCCGTGGCGGGGGCTACTAGATCGGCAAGAACCTTGCCCGTGTCGTGCTTGTAAAAGTCGAACGGGAAAGCGAAGTCGTCGAGAACCTTCTCATTACTGAGAATGATCTCGTCGAGTTGGGTCAGGCTATCTGACAGCCCCTTGTCGAATACCAGAAGAACCTGATCCGCGACGACCTGAGTATCGTTGACCCAGCGGTCAACCGGAGTCGGATCAATCTCGACGTTGGCAGCCTTGAGGTTAATGTACTGCGACAACGCATAAGCGTTGACGTAGGTCAGCGGCCCACGAAGTTCTGCGTATTCGAGTACGTCCTTTAGATCGACGTACTGGGTTACAGCCCTCGCATACGCATGTAGCGGCTCAGTACGCAGTTTCTGGAACTGCGCAGCCTGTACAGGTTTTGGGAGATCGAGGACGACACGAATCATTAGAAGTCAGATCGAACGCGAAGTTTAATAAGGTCGTAGACAGTCTGAACACCCCCGCCGGAGGTCTCCATTTCAATCTCAGCCTCATAAACACCGGCAGCGTTCAACGACTCAGGAGTCCATTGAAAGGCAACTCGACCATTGATGGCGTCCGTGACCGTTCCGGTCAGCGTGGACTTAATGGCCGTAGATCCAACTTCTCGGATTTTGAAACGAACGGTAGATCCAGTCAGGTCTATCGGCTGCCAAGTAGCGGGATCGCTCTCATCGAGGATCTGCCCGGTAGCAGCCTGATTGCTATCTTTAAGATATACATAGAGGACTGGAAGCGTATCGCCCTCGACCAGAGGGATAGTTGCGCTGTAACTCATACAAACTCCCTAGGTGCGACGGTCAACGGGCCACCCGCATAACCATGCTTGGACTTGCGGATCGCAAGACCAAGGGCTTTGTCGAAAAGGCTCTTGTTGATGTTCGCCCTGTTCGGGTCAGACCAAACCTTTTCCGGCTGGATCTGGAGCCTGTACAACGCACCCTTGATCAGGGTCTCCGAGTTTTCATTGGCAATGAAGTCAGGTATCGATGTGCTACTCTGCGACGGCTTGAGGGAATAGAGAACGTAAAGCGTCTCGCTCACCTCCGGCGTCGGAGCAACGGTGATCGTGTCACTGTCGTTCATCGTGTAGCAACGCGCAGGCCCACGCCCAGATTTCATGATGATGTCTACCGGCGTGACCGGAGACAACTTCTCGTAACTCGGCGAGGACGAAGTCCCGCGATTCCGGTACAGTCCAAGAACGTGATTGATCTCAGAACCCGTAGGCGGACTAAGATCGATCTCATTCGTATTTGCAGGGAGGATCGAATCCTCAAGCGGCTGAATCCAAACGTCAGTCTTGATGCAGAACTCGATTGCCGCGTCCTTAATGCACTGGGCAATAGAAAACACCGGGCAACCGGGAACCTCTAAAAGAACCCTATTTGCCAAGTCGGTGTATTTCACGCTGCGGCTCCGCTACCCGGCGGGATACGAGGACGCGGGGTCGAAGCAGAGTCCGACTGCGTCTTGATACCGAGGGCGTTTTGGAAAGCCTGCAGATGAGCCTGCGCACGGGCAACATTACCCGCGTATTCAGAGTCCTTCGAGTACGCCCGGTAGAGCAGGTAATCGAGGATCGCGTTCGCGTAGATGTCATCGATGTCGATGGTCGTAGTCGAGATGTCCGCAAGATCGTTCGGGCCGCCAGTCGAAGTGATCGTATTCGGAGCGGAACTGTAGACGATCTCAATCTGAGCGGTGTTAGTCGGCTTCGGATAGAGATAAAACGTCTTCGGATCGAGCGGGTTGTAGATGTAGTGTTCGATCAGAACAGTTCCCGCAGTTGGCGTGTTATGCCAATCGGGAAGCTGATCGTCCATGATTCGGCGATCAATCTGCCGAATCGCCTTGCCGCCGACGTT